ATAAACTAAATTCAAATGAAATAAAAACCCTAAATCCCATAATAGAACCATCAAAAAAAAAAAAAAAAAAAAAAAAAACAACAAAAAAAAAAAAAAAAAAAAAAAAAAAAAAAAAAAAAATAAAAAAAAAAAAAAAAAAAAAAAAAAAAGATACTTTGGATGATGACAACATCGGTTGGAATGGAAATGAATATATTAACATTACAAAAAGCCATCATAATCAAGATAAAAAACAAAAAAATCTATCAATTCATTCCATTGTCTATGATAAAAAAGATATTGAAAAAAAAAAACTAAAAATTATATATATTGATGGTGATGATATAATTCTAATTCCAAATAAACAAGAAATAACTATTAATAATATTATAGTTGATCATAAAGATAATTTATTATTATATGATGATCTTCCAATTATTAATCAAATAGATCATGATACAATCTTATCAAGCAAAATTAAACAATTACAAAATGGTGATCTTGTTATGATTAAAAAGAAAAATAAATCTACTAAAAATATTGGAAAAATTATATCTATTAGTGATAAAGCTGAAATTCTACTTTACAATCCAAAAACAGGAGAAAAATTCCCAGATCAATCCGAAAAAAAAATATTTACAAATTTAGATAATCTACAAAAAATAGAATATATTCATATACAAAAATTGCGAAATAAATTTAAATTTAAATTGGAAAAATCCGAAAATCCATGGTTTAATGGATTATACCTATTACATAAAAATAAAAATGAAAAAATTGGTGATATTTTGATGGTAGATTTTTTTACAAAATTTCCTATATTTGAAAGTGATTTTTCTCCAGTTTACAAACACTACTATAAAGATGCTTTTATCACAAAAAAAAATGAAATATTCAATATAAATCGATCCAATAGATATGACAAACTATTTAGCTTTTATAAAAAATATGTTCACGATTTATCTAATATTGAAATCCATGATAAAATAACGAAAATTATTGAAAAATACGAAAACACTATTAGTATGAATACTAAACTTTTTTCTTCATTATATAAAAAATATCTTAAAACAACATGTCCAGAAAATATTATAAAAAATATTACAAACGATGACATACAACAATATGTATTTTGGGAAGTTTCATCGGTTGATAGAAAGTTCGATAGATTGAACCGATTTTATTTTAATTATTCTGATTCTATTAATTCAATTAAACCTCCTAAAACTAATTATTATGGTTCAAAAAATCCAAATCTTGGTAAACGATGGACTAATTTTGATTATACTAATGTTTATCGCTATTTTAATCATGCTAATATTGATCTCAGACAATTTAGTCATTCTAGTATTGAGATCATATATGATCGTGATAATTAAATTACTAATACATTTGAATTTACATTATTGATGTTTTCATCTTTTATTTTTTTTTTTTTTTTTAATTTATTTCTTTTTTCGATAATTATTCTTTCATTTTTGTATACTAAATAATGAACATTTAAATCATTTTTAATACCTGGTCTATATGCTCTCCCAATTAACTGAGTTTCCATATCTTCACTCATTTTATGATAAATAATAATATCGCTTGTATTCTCCAAATTAATTCCTGCTGCAAAATGATTAGAATTTAATAACAATAAATTTAAATTGCCCTCCTTATAATTTTTTATTTTTTTTGAAATAGATGAAGATGTGCCACAAATTTTTGAGAAATTTATTTTATTTATAATAAAAAGTTCTTCAATTTTTTTTAATGAAGAATCATGTTCAGCAAATATAATAATTTTTTTTTCTTTATCTAATAATAATTCTGTAACCATTTCAAAAATTTGATCTATTTTATCCAATAACTCTTTTTTCTTTTTATTTTTTTTTTTTGTTTCCGAAACAACTAAAAGATTATCACTATTACATTTCTCTCTACACATTGGACATGACTTAGAATTACTAAAATGTAAACAATATGTAATACAATTAAAACAAAAAGTATTTTTGCAACAATTTGTGATCGTTAAATGACTAGGATTTTCATAACAAATACAACAAATCCTATTATCATTATTTTTTATTTTATTTTTTAATTTATCTAATCGCTGATTTAAGATCTTAGATCTTTTCTCTAAATTTTTTATTTGTATTTCATTATTTTTTGTTTGTATATCCTGAGTAAAAATTAATGATTTTTTATAATCTATTTCTTTTAATATATTTAAATATTGAGTCTCAATACTTTTTCCCGCAATTTCTATAATATCATTTTTATCTCCCATTTTACATCCTAATTTCTGTATTGCTGCTTGAACATTTCCACCATTAAGTAAATTAATTATTTCATTCGATACAACACCATCTAATATTCTAATATTATCCGGATCTTTACAATCCACATAAAAATAATTTATGTCTGGAAGATTGAAAGATTTTAATACATATTCATCATTATTTTTTAAAATCACTTTATCAACATAACCATTTATCATTAAATTTTTGATCATATCTTTTAAATATCCTGTCTTTCTTATACCCTCAATCATAATAATTTCTTTATTCTGATCATTATTATTCCATTCCCAAATACCGTCTGAAAAAAAAATATTTTCTAATGATGAAGTTATAAACCAAACAAATTTTCCCATTATATCTTTACATGCGGGTATATTTAAGCTATCTGCTTCATCAAATATGACTCTATTCCACATGATTTTGTTAGAAATATAGTCTAATTCTTTAACGAATAAATTATACATAGATGAACTACATAAAATAATATTATATTTATTATATTCTTTAATTATATTCTCATAATCCGTTAAAATTTTTTTTTTTTTATTTATTGTATAATATGTTAGATGAGTGTATTTAGTAATATATTGTTCCCATTGTTTTACTATTGAATGCGGAACCACAATCACATTTGATTTTATATATGTTACACTATTTTTATTTAAAAACAATGTAATTCCATTTGGGCAAAAATTTAAATAGCTAGAATCATGATTACTATATCTATTGAATTTTGTTGAATATTTTAAAAATATATTTTCGCTAACCAACTCAGGAAATTCCTCTAATAATGCCAATATTACTAAAGATTTCCCCGAACCAACTCTATCACAACAAAAACCTAATTTTGTAGACAAATATAATGATTTATCATTATTTTCGTTATCTAAATATATATTTTTACCACTCTCTAATTCTATCATTTTGAATAGCATAGTCTTTTGGTGTTCTTTCAAAGTCAGCTTGTCACTTTTAAAATTATTGTAAATTTCGCAATTCTCATCCAAATTACCTTTCCTAATTTTTTTTAATCTTTTCTTAATATTCTCAATTTGATAATGATAATATCGCATAGATAATTATTTATATATATATCTCTCAATAATCTTTAAATTTATAATTGTTCAATTATATTTCATTCTTTTATTATTTAAAAAATTGATATTCAATACATCTAAATCAATTAATTAATTATGTATTTGCAAAAAAAAAATAAACATCAAAGAGATGATAATATCATATTTGATGAAGAACCTCATATTTATTATATAAATGGAAATCAGGACAATATTTCGGTAACTACTTTTGTTCATTCACATTTTCCACATTTTAATGCCGATAAAATTATTAAAAAAATGATGGCATCCAAAAATTGGACGAAATCTGAATATTATAACCAAACACCCGAACAAATTAAACAAAAATGGGAGGAAAATAGAATATGTTCCTCTAATCTTGGAACCCAACTTCATAAAGATATAGAACTTTATTATAATCAAGAATTTTTTCAAAATACCACCGATGAATTCCAATATTTTTTAAAATTCACTAATGATACTAAAAATGAACTTATACCATATCGTACAGAATGGATTGTATATGATAATGATTACAAATTAGCTGGAAGTATCGATATGGTATTCAAACAAAATAATAATAATGATAATGATTTAATTATTTATGATTGGAAACGCTCTAAACAAATAAAAAGAGAAAATAATTTTGAAAAAGGATACCCTCCACTTGATCATTTACCTCATAGCAATTTTTGGCATTATTCTTTACAATTAAATATTTACAAAAAAATTTTAGAAAAAAATTATAATAAAAATATTTTAGGACTGTATTTACTTATTCTACATCCTAACAATACTTCATACATTAAAATTAAAGTTCCAGATCTTTCTCAAGAAGTCGAAGAATTATTAATTCAACGAAAATTTCAATTGGAAACTTCCAATCAATCTAATTCAATCAATCCAAAAAAAAAATAATAATCCAATTGTACTAATTTCTTTTTTTAAGTAATTTATTCAAAAACATAAATCTAAAAAAAAAAAAATATTTCTTACATTTTTACATTACTTGATGCTGGATAATTTAAAACATATGCTCTCCCTATATTGTAACTTAATACATTATAATTATTATTTGTAAAATAGCCTTTTCTCACTTTTTTATTTTTTTTCTTTACTTTATATTTATTTTTATTCATTCCTAAATATATATCCGTTCCTTTTTTAGAATCTAAATATTCAGATGAACTTGATATACCCGTTGGCGAAAAATAATTGAATTTATTATTATAAAATAATGGAACTTTATTTTTTATAATTTTTTTTCCATTTTCATTTTGTTTTTCCATCTAGATCAATATATATAAAGTTAACAAAAAAAAAATATAAATATAGTTGCTTAAGATTATTTTTAAAACTTTTATTGATTTGCACATCCTCCCGAATAATTAGATGTTTTATCTTTAGGTACCTTAAGAATATCACATTTCTCTACGATTTCCAAATTTTTTTCCTGTGTATTTTCAACAATTAAATTTAACTTCTCAAAATTTTTATCCATCATATTATTTATACGTCTTACTTCTTTTTCACTAATCGATTTTCCCTCCATTTCAAAATTATCTAAATCTTTCCATATATCTAATCCAGTTGTGATTTTATCATCTTTTTTTTTTGTTTTATTATCTTCTAACGATCTATAATGAAGTCCCAAACATCTGAAATAAGATAATATTATTTCTTTTTGTCTATTGATTTTTTTAAATTCATCAAAACTTAGTAAATAACTTCCGATAATTCTACTTAGATAATCATTAAATTCATCAGTATAATTCATATTGATCAAATTATTCTTGAAATCCGATTCCCAAATTTTTATAAAAATTTGATAAATTATAGTATTTTTAGTCCTATCAAAATTATTAGCAAGATATTTTTTTGTGGGTTCATATTCTATCCATTCTATCGTATTGTAATCATTAATAATATCTTCAATATTACTATAATAATCCTTTTCATCCAGTAGATCTAAAAGAAAATTTTCTATTTTTTTGTTAAATACTATTTCTCCATCTCTTGTTTTATATGTTTGATAAATATTCATTTTAAATGTATTAATTATAATGAACATTATTGTTAATTTTTATATCAATTTTTTTTATAAATGTTTAAAATTCATAATTTTAAACTTGAAGATTTAATGATTTAATATTTAATTTTTCATCACTATTCAAACTGACAATATATCTATCTGATTGAGAATCATATTTTTCTATTTTACATAACTTACCATTTAAATTTAATCTATTTTTAAGATTTAAAATTTTAGCTATTGTATTGGGCAATAAAAGACAATTATTTTTTGATAATCTTATATAATTATTATCAAATTTAATTAAATATTTATTTTCATTATTAATGAATTTCATGATAGATCCTTTTTTACCATTTAATTTATAATTATTTTTATGATTCTGTATTTCAATTATTATATTTCTTTGGAAGTTATTTTCACTAATTAATATTTCTTTATTATTATGATCTAGTAAAATAACATATTTATTATTAATGAATTTAATTATTTTTCCCGTTTTATTATTCAATTCTTTATTATTTTTTAAATTTATGATAGTTAGTTTTTCTCCTCTTCTATAATGTAATTTTTTTTTTTTTATATCCATTCTATAATTATTAAAAATATTATCATTCATTTTATTTCCTTGTTTCATAAATGTTTTATTATAATTGCTGCTAAATCTTCTTTGCATATTTTTATTGAAAAATGGATTGGTATCAAACATATTAAAAGGATCTATATTCATAAAATTCTGATCCATATTATTGAAATCTACATTCATATTCATATTTATATTTCGAGTTTTCTCAACGAATATAGATTGGAAAGGATCTTCATTATCAAAAAATTTTGAAAAAATATCATCAGCATTTTGAAAACTCATTGAATTGAATTTAAAATTAGTGTTATTAAAAGATTGCCCATTAAATTCACAATTCCCAAATATATCATAATTTTTTCTCTTTTCTTTATCCGATAAAACTGAGTAAGCTTCGGATATATCTTTAAATTTCTCCTCAGCATAGGCTTTATTTTCGGGATTTTTATCTGGATGCCATTTCACAGCTAATTTACGATATGCTTTTTTTATGGCATTATTATCAGCATTTCTATCAATATTAAGTATTTCATAATAATTTTTTTTTTTAGGATTCATTAATAGATTAAATTTTAATAAAATTTATTAAAAAATCTTTATATATTTTTTCTATTATGTTAGATATTAAACTATGTTTTTCGAATATACTAATGCTCCAACAAAGACAGAAAATAAAATGCTTACTATTAATAGTATAATTGATATCCATGCATATACTTCCATCGCTGTTCGTTTCCAATCTTTTGAGCATCTACAATCATTTCTTTTTAAATCTCTAATATAGGAAACTACAATAAATATAAAAGCTAATCCACCAAGTCCTAACAAAAATTGGATAAAATATAATTTACTGTATACTAGCGGAAATATAAACTCTATAATAGAAAATATTACTAAAGTTAATGAAAAATATTTTACATATTCTCTTTTCCAATCAATTGAACATTCGCAATTGTCTCGTTCTAAATTAATTACATAAACGAAAAAGATGGAAAATATAATGAATCGTAAAACTGCTGAAATTCTTAATCCATTAATATATGAATTTTTATTTTTCTGAAAATCTTTAACATAACTTTGGATTGTTTTTGAATTTGTTAATAATTTTGATAATTCTTCATTCTTTTTTTTATTAGATGCAGATTTAGACATTTAATTTTTTATATATATATTTGATAAGAAAATTTAAATTTAGAAATTTTATTAATTTATTAAATCAAATGTATATCAATTTAAAAAAAAATTAAATAAAAAATATATATTGGTAACTAATAATGTCATTAATTAAAAGAGCAAAAGTAGCATCAGGATTATTTCTGTTTATTTATTGTCCGATTCAATATAGCAAGAATTTAACAATCTTTTATTCCTATATCATTACTTTGGGTTGTTTTTTAGAATTTTTTTATCAAATCATATTAAGAGAAAAATTTCTACATAATCAAATTTTATTTCTAATGTTATCATTTTTCTGGATCATTATACCAGGAATATATTTACCTAATTTGAATATTAATCAAATAAATGATATTATCATCTTAACTGTAAGTTCAGATATTATACAATTATTTTCATTCAAAATTTATGAAAAATTGTTTCAAAAAAAAAAATCTATATTAAACTCATTTTTAACCAAAAAACCATTTATAGATCTTTCCCCTAAAAAAACAATAATAGGATATTTAGGAGGACTAATATTTTGTCAATTATTTGTTTTTATTACCCAATTTGTTTTTTACGAAATCAATATTTTATATTTTTCAGGTTGTTTAGGAGATCTTTTCGCATCATTATTTAAAAGGAGACATTATATTTCTGATTATAGTAAATTATTATCAGCTCATGGTGGTTTACTTGATCGTTTTGATTCATTATTTTTTAATATAATTATGTTTTATTTTTTAACTTTTTATTATTAAAAAAAAAAAAATTGATATTAAAATATATTTTATTGTAAAAAAATGGAAAAAATATTAAAAATAAAAACAAAAAATTCTGATGAGATAATAGAAATTAAACAAAATTTATATAAATATTCCAAATATTTTTCTGATATTGTAAATCATTCAAATGAATTTGGAGAATTAAATGATTCTATTTCTATTAATCTAGATACGATTGAAATTTCAACACTAACTCACACCATTGACTTTTTGAATTATTATCAATCAAATCCTTTTAAACACATTCCAAAACCATTGCCAACGGATAATCTAAATGAATTTGTTGACAAGTGGTATATGGATTATATTTCAAATAAAAATATGGAGGAAATATTCAGAATCATACAAGCATGCAATTTTTTAGAAGTATCATCATTATTAGAATTAACGTGTGCATATGTCGCTACTATAATTAAGACTAAATCTGTCGACGAAATTAGAAAAATATTTAATATTACAAATGATTTTACAAAAGAAGAAGAAGAAGCTATTAAAGCTGAAAGTAGATGGTGCAATGATATTTAATAAAATTAATAACTTTTATAGTAAATAAATAGTAATATCATAATTAATAGTGTTGCTAAAAATAAATTCTCTAAATTTTTACGTTTATGATAATTTTTTTCATGTTTGCTTTTCATTAAATTTAATTTATTAGCAACAAAAGTTTCTTTAAATGCTCTTTCGACAAAATCTGGAAAACATTTTAAACCATCTTTCTTAGGTGTACATTGGGTTTCTGTTTTTCCATTTCTTATATCGTCATATGTACCGACCGGTTTAGTTTGTCTTTCACATGGAGCTGATAAACTATTTCCTTTACCAGCTAAACTACTAAAAATTTCTACAGGATTTATTTCTACGGCATCCATAATTAATCCAGGAACTATTCCTCTTATACTTGTCGCAGGTAATTTGATACCTAGCTGATCTAAACATGCAATTTTACCCGTCGGTATATTTTCAATATATAAATATCTTGGTTTTCCTTTACATTCATCCGAACTTTTTTTGTTACATTTGCCACTTTCTATGAAAAAATTCATCCCTAATGGTCTTTGTTTAGGTCCATCAAATCCCATTTTTGTATCACCAAATGCTAATGTATCTGTATAAGTTCCAAATGCAGATATATCAGTATATAATGCAGATAAACTTCCAGAATCCGTCACACCACATTCAGTTGGAGTAGGTATTCTATCGGCATAACTATATGAAGGACCAAGATATTTTCTTGCTAATGTAGTTACAGCTGCCTCAGCGGTTTTTTCTAAATTACTCATTATTTATTATAGATATTATTTTTTCTTGTAAATTATAAATAATAAAATTACGATCATTATTATCATAATTATTATTAATATATATCTATTTTCATTATCTTTTTTTTTATTCATCATTAAATATTTTTTTTTATTATTTTTAATCATATTCTCATATGAATTTAATTTCTTTAAATCAACAAATCTTTCTTTTAATTTACTTACTGCTATATCTGGAAAACATTTTATTGTTTCATCTATTGGCGAACATCTCGTCTCGGTTTTACCATTTTGCATATCATCATAACTACCAACTCCTTTTTTTTGTAAAGTACATGGACCTGTTATTCCACCACCTTTACCAGCCAAACTATTAAATATTTGTACTGGATTTATTTGGACGGTATCTGTAATTAATCCTGGAACTAATCCTCTTAATCCCGTATTTGGTAATTTTATTCCTAATTGATCTGTACATTCAACATTACCAGTAGGAACATTTTGAATATATAAAAATCTAGTCTTTCCAGCACATTCTGGAGAACTTTCTTTATTACATATACCACTTTCTATAAAATAATTTAATCCTAATGGCGATTGTGAAGGACCACCTTGTCCAAATACTTTTCTTCCCCATGTCAATGTATCTGCATATGTACCAAGAGCAAATGTATCCGTTAATAATGCATTTAAGCTTCCATCTTCAGTTACTTTACATTTTTCAGGATCTGGTATTCTATTTGCATAATTATATGGGGGACCTACAAATCGAGCCATCACATCTAATCCAGCTTTTTCAATATCAATCTTTCCTAGAGAATCAGTAGGTATATCTCCTAATAAATTACTCATTATTATTATACTCACATTTATTTTTCATGCATGTTTGATATTAAATTTTAAATATGAGGAATTATTTTAATTTATTAGAAATGTTTATATAAAAATAAATGCACATAAAATATTTTTTCCATATATTACTTTTAGTTCATTCAATATTAAAAATAATTAAATATAATCATTATTTTCGATTAAAATGTAAAAATAATAGGTTATTTATTTTTCATAAACCTAAACTATATCAATCTTTTTTATCTCCACTTTTAGATTTTATTTTATCCTTTTTTTATTTATCATCATTCAACCATAAAACACCATTTTCACAAATTCAAAAATTAATCGTCATTTTAAATTTGTCAATAGATCATTATAATTTAATAAAACGAACATTATCAAATAATCATTTAAAAAAAAATAAAATGGTTCATTTACCAATACATAAAAAATATAAATTTATCATACATATCATCTATTTAATTTTAAAAACCTTAAATTTAACAAAATTAGCATTATTATCTTTATTTAATAAACAAATCTCCAAATCTTTAACAAATTTTGTTGTTCTATCCAATAAATATATTTTTCTTTTTTACTTAATTATTCAAAAATTATGTAATTTAAATCTATTTTATTACATTTGGACCATACAATACATATTTGGATTTATACATTTTGATATTCATGATAAATATCGGAATGGAAGAGATATTTTTCCAAATTGGAATCAATTAAATAATGATGAAAATTATAACAAAATTTTTGTTGGACCAACTAAAAATTCTATAATTTACCTAAATTTTCATGATATTACCAATAAACTAAATAATTTAGGTGAAAAGCTTGGTTTAGATGATAATTCCTCTACAGCAATTAGACATTCTTATTTAGGTAATTTTTTTATAAATAATATATTTTATGATCAACCATTATTAGATAAAAAAGATCGTATATTTACTTTAAGCGCAAATAGAGAAAGTCATATATTTCTCAGAAAATGGGTTGAAGAACTATTTGGACCTAATGGAAATTGGGACATTTCACTATTTAATACAATGATAATAAAATTTCTAAATGAAAAAAAAAAAAAAGGTTCCATTCGAATACCAGAAGATATTCATATTCTTACAACAAAAATATTATATTGGATTCATTTCCAATCAACTATCTCAGAAACAGAAATAAATTATCTTCATAAATTTAAAGAAAAATTATTAATGATTTCAATGTCACCAAAATCAATAACAAAAATTATCCTAAGAAAACAAATTAAAAAACTTTCAAAAGAAAAAAATATATTATTGGAAAAATATAAACAAAATATTATCAAATTGTATCCAGAAAAAACAAAAAATTTAAATCCAAATGAACTACATTTATTATCAAATGCATTTATGGATTCTCTTTTTTATGCAGGAGGTCTTTCTTTGCAATTATCTATTCATCATTGTCTTGCTATATTATATTGCCAATCATTTAAACATATTATGGATAAATATGATTTCAATAAAGAAGAAAATATTTTAGCTCTTGTTCTTGAATCTATTCGATTATTTCCACCAGTTGGTGAAATTTCTTATTTTGATAAAACAAAGAATAAACATATTGTTTGCAATCTAAGTATGGCTGGTAAAGATCCTCAAATATGGTCTTCCGATTCTCATAAATTTAAATTACGATCCAAAAAGATGTATGATAAGTTTTTAGTATCATGGGCTGAGCCATCAAAATATAGTGGAAAATATGCCCAAAATAATCATGTTTGTCCAGCCAAAGATTTAAGTATTCAAATGATTGTAGAATTTTTAAAAATATTTATTCCTGAAATGCAATCATGGTATAGTGATCACGATCATTTAATTCACGAAAATATAAATTTTCCAGCTTATTCTAAGAAATTTATTTTGAAATATCGCGGAAAACTCGAAAAAATTTGATTGAACATTAATTGATTTATTTAATTAAAAAAAGAATGGAAGATAAATTATTCATTAGTAAAAATAAATGGCAATCTGTAAACAAAGATCAAGAGTTTACTCATTTTTCTGAAATAAAAGTTATTATTGATGGATGTCAAGCTATTGAAGGAACCAACATTGTATTTGAAAATTATACAGTCAATAATCCCTATCCAAAAAATAAAGTAGGCATTTGTTCAGAAATTACAAATGATAAAAACGAAATAGAATTAATCCGATTTGCCAGATTTTATGATCATTATCAATATTCGAAAGGTCTTTATCAACTATTAAAAAAAAAAGATTTTTTTAAATACATAAAAATCGTTAATACTTTTAAGAATAGAAATGATAATCGTATTGATTTGAAAGTTAATATTTATTTAAATAAAAAGTTTATTCTTGAGATGTATGATTTGAATAGTATTCCAGAATTGATTTATCTCATTATAATAGATAAGTCTCTTTCTATTTCTCAAATACTAGATAATAATCAAAGTAATACTGTGAGCGAAATAATAACTTCAAATGTACATTTACCTATTGTTTTGGATTTGTTCAATAAAGAATTTACTCGAAAACCTTTTGATTATCAATTACAAAATATGAAATGGATTCAAATGATGGAAAATCAAATTTTATCAAATTCATCAGAATTAGATTTCAAAATTTATGATCTTAACACTGTAGGATATCTTAGAGAATATCTTGTAAAATCTATTAATGATAAAATATATTTAGATCCAGTCAAAAAATGTATGATTAATTTGGAAGAGCTTGAATCAAATATAATTACATGTAAAGGTGGTATACTTGCAGATTCTGTTGGATTAGGAAAGTCATTCTCAATTATTGGAACAATTGCACAAAATCAAAATAAAAATAATCCTGATCTTTTGATAGCCCCAAGAAGACTGATTCATCAATGGGTAGATGAGATTCATTTAAATTATTCATCTTTAAAATATTTATCAATTCAAAATATTACAAGCTTTAGAAAATTAGTTAAAAATATTCGAAATAATCCTCAATATCTTTGCTCATTTGATGTAGTTCTCCTACCCTATTCATTTATCTGTAATAAAAATTATCAGGAATATTTAAATGCAAATGCCAATAATGAAAATAATTTTAATTTACACAATTATTCATGGAATCGACTTATTCTAGATGAATCTCATGAGTATATTTGTTACGACAGAAAAATGAATATTCGAAATACAAGAGATTATTTAAATTTAATCAAATCCAAATTTACATGGTTGTGTTCCGGAACACCTTTCAAAAATATAAATGACCTGTTTTATATCTTTAAAATCTTGTTGCGAAAAAACGATGAAATGATTGATTTTTTCGACATACCCAGTAATAAATATATTTACTTCATCTACAAAGATATATTAAATAAAATTATTCGTCAAAATACAAATGAATCTGTCAAAAATGAAGTCAACTTGCCAACTCCCATAATGAATGTTGAATTTATACAACAAACCGAAATTGAAAGAGCTATTTATGATAGCGCCTTAGGCGATAAAGATAAAATGATTGAATTATGTAATCATATTATGGTATCAGAAGAACATATTAAAATTCTTGGGAATAAACCATTATCATTAGATGAGATTCATCAGAAAATGACAAAATATTACAAGAAAAAAATTGTGAAGACAAAATCATTGATTCAGAATAAACAAGAAATAATCGAAAAATTAAAAAAAAAAGAAAATAAAAGTCATGATGATTTAAATCAGATTCAGATTATTGATACATCTATTCTTGAATGTGAGAAAAATTTAAAAATGTTTGAATCAAAATACAAAATTTTTAATCTTTTACAATCAAAATTAAATGAAGCTACATTCTGTCCTATTTGTTTTGATTCTATCAAAAATAAAACAAAAATTATCACGGATTGTGGACATATTTTCTGTTCTTCATGTATTTCTTCTAGTATTAACATACATAATATACAGAAATGTCCTATGTGTCGGGAAAATATCAATCGGGATTCTATTAAAGTAATGCGTGCCGAAAGTGATCCAAACGCTCTAAACCAATTATCAGAAAAACAAAAAAATATACAAAATTGGGGCGGATCCAAAATGGCTAGGCTTATTGAATATATTCGCGAATTAAATGAAAATGATTCCTCAAATCGAATTATTGTTTTTTCAAAATTTCATAATATGTTAAAATTAATTAGTAAAGTCTTATGCGAGACTAATATTAAACATGTCTTCCTAAATGGTTCCGCTAGTGTTGTCAAAGGAAGAATAAGAAGGTTCAAATTGGATAATATGATTAATGTCGTTCTATTATCATCAGAACAATCAGCCTCTGGATTAAATCTCACTGAAGCAAATCATATAGTTTTACTTGATACTCATAATTCCGAAAAATCACTATGTCATCAAGTTGAAGAACAAGCAATTGGAAGATCTGTAAGAATAGGTCAAAAAACAAATGTACATGTAAAACGATTTGTAATGGAAGATACCATAGAACACGAAAACTATAATCATATATTTTTATAAAAATTCTTATTTATATTAAAAAAATATAAAGATATCCTGATTATTTTAATTATGTCTGATTATATTCATGGCTTTACTCTAGCTATTTTAATTTTAATAATTATACAATTAGTATTTTTATTTTTTTTGTATTATAAAAAATATATAATTGATCGTTCTAATAATCCTAATATAACTCCTTTGATTAATAACCAAACCGTAGATATCTAATCAAAATCAATAATTAAATAATGTTTTGTAAATATTTTCCGTAAAAAATTCCACTTCACCATAATTTATAGTTAAAGGTGGAATGATTCTTAAAGAATTTTTACCACAACTTAATAATATCAAATTATTTTCTAAAGCATCATCCATTATTGATTTCACAGGCACATTTTCATCTAAATCAGCAGCAATAAATAAACCATATTGTCTAACAGATTTGATGTAAGGCATAGTTTCTAATTCATTTTTTATAATAGACCCCATTTTTGTTGCATTAATCATTAATTCTTCATCAATCATAACATCTATTGTAGCACTTGCTGCAGCACTAGCAACACAATTCCCGCCATAAGTTCCACCTAATGAATTATGTGACATATTGTCAAATATTTTTTTAGATGAGCTTACGATCCCAATCGGGAATCCACTCCCGATACCTTTTGCTATTGTCATTATATCTGGTTTTATATCAAATTTCTCTGAAGCCCACCATTTTCCTGTTCTTCCAGATCCACATTGAACCTCATCAATTATTAATTTTATATTGTATTTAGTACATATTTCTCTGCAATGAATCATAAAGTCTTTAGGAATCTCTATAATCCCTCCTTCACCTAATATAGGCTCAATAATTATACCACATGTCTCTTCTGGTGATGTTTGCATTTCTAATATTTTATCCAAACTTTCTTTTCTGAAATCATTGCAAAAGAATACACCTGGTATCAGTGGTTGAAAACCATATCGATATGAACTTTTTGAACTACTTAATGACATACCACATAATGTTCTTCCATGAAATCCACCATTCATACAAATAATATTTGGTTTTCCAGTAGTCATTCTAGCTATTTTAATTGAATTATCACTGCATTCAGAACCACTATTTGTAAACATAAAATTATCATGACCATCTGGAACTATTTTCAATAATTTATCAATTAAATTCACTTGTATATCATGTGTCATAAAACAATTTTGTTGTCCTAAAATTAAATTGTTCATCTGTTCTTTAACTTTAGCAATAATATATGGATGACAGTGTCCAGTTGATAAAGATCCTATTCCAGCCGTCATATCTAAATATTTATTGTCATTATTATCCCAAACCCAACATCCTAATCCTTTGTTAATATTCAAAGAATTATTTTTAACTATTCCTTTTGGTAAGTGTTTTAAAATTTTCAACATATTATAAATAGTATTTTTTTTTTTTTTTATATCATTTTTAATAAAAATTAATTATATTTATTTGTCCACCATATATCTTGAAATCGACATTATAGTCTTTTAAATATTTTATTGTTTTAGGTTTTAATATTTTTCCATTTCCTGTTATAATTTTAAAATTAAAATTTTGTTTCTCTATTTGATAATCAAATATAGCATCCAAAAATGTAATTAGCTCGTTGGATCTTAGTCCATGAAGATCATAAATATTTTCAACATTATTTAATTTGTAAAAATGATAACACGAAATATCTTCTATAATATTCAATTTCTTGTTATTTAATTTTTTCAATTCATCATTATAGTAACAGCTAGTATCTTTTGAGATTTTTTCTTTTAAATTTGTCAACTCATGTTCTATTTTTAATAAATTTTCTCTTTCATTTAATGGAATATAACTTTTAGTCAAAATTTTATATATTTTTTCATATAAATCCATTGTATTAAATATAATTTATCTTATTTCTTTAGATTATTTATTTTCAAACATTCTATCCAAAATTTAAAAATAAAAAAAATTTTTTATTCTATTTTAATCTAAATGGGAAATAATAACTCAAATTTTGATTACAAAAGAGAAATGAGACGAGAAATCGGATTAGATTCAAACCAACCTGATTTTGATCTACAAACAAATCAAAATATTATCATAAACGAAAATAAAAATAAAAAAAAATCAATTAATTATGTACGTATTTATATTTTATATCGTATATTTAGCATTATATTTCAATAAATAAAATAAAATAAATACAAAAATTTCAACTACTTTCTATCTTTTTATTAGGAAATATAAAACATTTAAAGAAATAATCTGTAATGATAACTAATTTATCTATTAAATTAATTTTATATTCTGTCTGGATACTTTTAGGATAATTTATGTAAATTGATTTAATTATTAATATAGCCATCCACGTCGTATTTACTATTAGTGATAATTCTAAACTAAAAAATAATTTAATTATCAAAAATGGAAATCCAAATCCTAAAAAATAAATCCAATTCGATTGAAAATAATTCTTACGATTTTCATAATTTATATCATATACACTACATCTATAATCATAAATATAATATGAATTCATTAATATTAATAGTAAATTAGAAATAAATGCACCAATATATGGAATCATATTTACCAATAATAATATTAAATTAAGAATAATATACAATATTTGAAAAAAAATTTGGTTTGATAATTGATAACATAACGAAGATCTTTTTATTATTAATTTTTTATAAAATATATCTAATATTTTATTATAATAATTTATACTATTTATCATCACGAATATTGTAATTGGAAATATACAAAAATAATATACTAAATTGTAATATATATTCAAATTAAAACTATTATATATCTTTTTAATTAAATTTGGAAATACATATTTTAAAATAATAATAAATGAATTAACATACAAAACATTAATTAATATTAGTTTTTTGAATATTATAGTTAATTTATCATTTTTTATTATATTTTTTGGAACATCGCAAATATTTATACTATCCATAAAACCTATTATAAATGTTTTCATAATATTTGTTATTTTCATAATCATTTCTATTTAACAAATACTTTATCTTTAAAGCATTTATTTTTTCCAATTATAAATATATATAAAACACTACTTATAAAATATGAATTGTTTACCACAAGATATTTTTATTCACATTACAAAATTTCTCCCATTTTATGATCTTATTTCCTTAGAATCAACCAATAAATTTTTACATTTATTCATCTGGAAAGGTCCTTTTTGGAATCAAATTGTCAAAAAATCTCTAAATCATAATCAAAATGGAAAAATATACTTCAAAAATAATTTTTTTAAATGCAAAATTTGTAAACTTATCTATAATAATAAATATACATATGAAAATTATATTGATAATCCCATTTGTATTGAGTGTCTAGCATCTCTATTTATTTGTGTCACTAGCTGAATTAATACTTCTTTATATTTTTATAATTACAATTTGCTTATTTCAAAGTTATTCACAAATATTAATCCTCCCTTCTTTATTAATTTACAATCTTTACTTAATTCCTTTATTTCAAATAATTTTATTCCCTCACCATTGCTGATCGTTCTTAACCAATTTCTAATTTTATCTTTTTTTTTACATTTTAAAGTTTCACCTATTCTCTGAATCATCCAACATTGGTATGGAAACACTGATCTTTTTTCTTTTATTTCCTCATCTCTAAATAATAAACCTCCTTTTTTAACTGGTAATGTAAATGTATGACTTAATGGTCCCCCATACAATTGATCTTCAGACATACTAAAACTCTTTGAGGGTAAAGGATCTCTTAAATCATGATATCCATCTTTTATGTATTGATCTAATATTTTTAATGAACTCTTTAATACTGGCCAGAATTCTTTAAAAAATATTTCAATAATCACTATGATCGTTGTTGGAATCATATCATTTTCTAACCACTCTCCATTATCTGAAAAAAATTGTAAATCTTTACTTATTAATCTCTTATTTTTTTTACAATAACCGTAGATTTTTGAATATTCAGGCTCACCACCCCGATCATGTAATCTCTCAATCCATTTTGTCGTATACGGATATTTTGTTCTTAACATATATCCTGGTACAGGATCTAAATAAATATGAGCATATAATGGACCGATCAATGCAAAATCACCTAATGACGGCTTCCCTCCTAATATATATGTATGTTCTATAAAATGCTTCTCCAAATAATCTAATAGTCTTTCCAAACTGTCCTCCCATGCTTTAACTGTTTTATCCGTTACTCCTAAATTAATTAATCCTCGCTTTGGACCAGCTTTATACATTATATTGTTAAACAAAAATTCACCAGCTCTCTTTTTTTCATTTAAATTACCCTCTGGATACAAAAATTCTCCCCATTGTAATTTATTAAATTCACTGTGATTCATATTACTCGTCCTTGGCATCATTTGATTTTTTTTATTATTACTAGAATACGCCCATCTCCAATGATATGCTGGGACCAACATCCATTCATCCGCTAATATTTCTATTAACTGACTTACCAAAAATTGCTTAGGTCTTTCCTCTAATGATGGCATAATACTATAATCACTATATCTCCTTTCCATTGTTTCAATTATATTACTTGAATCATGTATCATTCTCCCATCATCTAACTGTATTTGAGGTACTGTATTCATATTTGTTGATACCACCAATATATTTGTAATAATCTCCGGAGTCGCTAAAATTTCTTCTATTACAAAACCACATTTATTAGACTTATATCTTAAATACGATCTCACCTTACCAGAAAAATAACTGAATTTCCAAGAAAAAAAACGAATATTATCTTTTCTAGGTATATCATTAATTAATGGATTACTAGTCTTATCCAATCTTATTTTCTCTATTATCGATTTATCTATATTCACTGATTTAATATATTCAAGAACCGCTTCTATCCTATTAATTATCAATAAGAATAAAGATATATAATATTATAACCATACCT